TGTTTTGAGCCATCATTTGGAGTTTTGTAGCTACAGTACCTATTATTTTAGCCGCAAAATCAATTACAGGAGCTAATTGATCACCAATAATAATTTTAAGAATTTCGGCAGCTTTGCTCATAGAAGCAAGACTATGCTCCATAGTTTGTGACATTGTAGCAAACCCGGCAGAGACAGGATCAGTGTTTTTTCTCATCTCAGCCATATTAGTTTTTAAAACACCTAACTGATTGCCTGTTAAAGCAGAAACAGCATTTAAAGCTTCTGTGGAACCAAATAATTTACCTAGAGTTTCAATATTACCACCTGTTTTGTCTGCCAGATCAGCCATAAAGCCACCTAACCCTTTGGTTTTTAAAGCTGTAACATTAAATTCAAGACCAAGCTCTTTAGCAAGATCCTGTGCTTTTTTAGAAGGGATAATAATATTTGATAACATTGCTTTAAATTGAGTACCAACTTCATTAGTTGAGCCGGTAACTCCGGAAAGTGTAGAAAATACTGCAAAACTATCTTTTATATCAACACCTGCCGCATTTGCTGTAGCGGCTACCCCTTTAATTGCATGACTAACTTCCGGTACTGTTGTTTTACCGAGTTTCATTGTTTTAAAGAAAAGGGTGTTTATCTTATCAGCTTTCTCCCATTCAATTCCATAAGCTTTCATAACTGCCGTAGATCCATCAACAACAGTATTAATATCAGTTACACCAGCAGCTGCAAGTTTGGCAGAGCTTTCCATAAATCGAAGAGACTGAGCTGCCGGTACTCCTGCGGAGATAGTGTTATATAATCCATCAGTAAAATTATTCATCTCATTTTCAGGATAAACAGCAGCTAGTTTTAACAATCCTCCTTTTAGTTGTTCAATTTGTTTAGCCTGTCCCGGAATGAGGGTACTGATTTCTCCCATCCCTTTTTGAAATGCTGCTGCCGGGGATAACACGGAAGTAAGCCCACTCTGCATCTTATTTGCGGCCGCAAGAGTCATACTGCCTGATTGCTGCATGTTTTTGCCTATCTGAATCATCTTGTCAGCCTGTTGTGCCGCTTTGCCGAGAGCTCCCAGTTTGTTCTTCACGAAATCAATTACAGAACTGGCTTTATCCACAGCACTTAGCAATATATCAAGTTTGTAATCAGACATCATTCACCTTTTAACATTTACAATACATTTAGGAATAAGGGGGCTTATTCCTCCCCCTTTTCCATCTGCTTAATCCATTTAATTTCAGATATATATTTCATAAATACTTCATCCGGAAGCAAATCCGGCTCGATATGATAATAATATCTTATCAGGGCAGCTCCCTGACTATAATTAAAACGATTTTCTGATAGCCGCTCTTCCGCAGCGGCTAAGACTTTCGCAAAACAGCCTCTTTAATTCCTGTCAGCTCTGACAAAGCTCCGGCAACACTCATAGCAAGAGCCGGATCTGCTTCCAGTTGCTTCTTTGGTGACGATTCGGCTGCTTAACTTTAATCTTTAGATCTTCAACTTCAATTGTGTATTCTGGCATTTGTTTCCCCTTTTTTCGGTTTAAATTAAGAAATCTTCATTAGTACTAACATTTACAAAAGTTATTTCACTGTTTACAATTTTAATTTGTTTGTTTTCTGGAATCTGCACCTCCTCTTTTTTGATAGCTTTTTCCTGCATTTTTCTGCAATTACCGATGTAATAGTTGCTTTCTCCCATAATATATATTGTTATCATTGCCGGACCCCTTTTATATCGGCATCTGTTATTGACCAGCCCTTCCGTGATAAAATTCTAATAGCCATATCAGAGTTTGAAGTCCTGGTGTTTTTACTTATATCAAGTGTCCCTCCCTCCTGACCTGCTGTTACAATGTTATTTAGTGTTATATCCATCTCCGAAGAGGAACATCCTATATTATGAAGATGAATTCTTTTTGAAGTGATAGGGTTTAAAGAACCTCTAATATGAACACAATTACCTAAATTCAGATAAGAACTTAAATTTGGCAGGTCTGCTAAATCACCTGTAATATTAGAACAATCATACAAAATCAAGTAATTACTTAAATTAGGCAAATCTGCTAAATCACCTGTAATATTAGAACAATTATATAAATTTAAGTAATAACTCAAATTAGGCAGATCAGCTAAGTCGCCTGTAACATCAGAACAATTATCTAATCTTAAAAAATGGCGTATATCAGGTAAGTCTGACAGCTTTCCCCGATAATTAGAACCTCTGGTATTATCTATTTTACATTGTAAACTATTTGCAAAATCACCCTCCAGTATAACCCTCCCGCTTCTTGTCATTTCATAAGCAGCGAAGTAATCGGTACTTGTAGTGCCATCTGGATAAATCCACTTACGATGCTTTAGATTTTTGGCACTAAAATCCATTACTCCTTTATCCATGAAAATAGTAAACTGAGTTGTTTGAATTGGAGCATGCACACTATTTACATGCTCCATAATTCTACTATTTTTAAATTCAAATCGGGATTCTGCCCATGCTTTGATTTTAATACCTAAGCTATTTAAGAAAGACATAAACTTACCTGATAGATTTATAAAGTACTTTGAGAACCGTTGCCCGAGCCGCTAAGTGCTTGTTCAAAAGCAGACCATTCCGTGGAAGTTACGGTTAAACTGTTGGCAGGGACAGGGACATTAGGCAAGAACTTTTCATCAATCAAGGCTTTTGCATCCAATCCGCAAATCCCGTTGACAGAACCGATTTTAGCATTTAACTTACTGTCTGTGACGATAATGCTCATCTGTGACTTATTGATAAAAGTACTGTCTGCCCAGGACTTTATGCGTGTTCCCAGGTCATTAAGAAAAGCCATGTTTATTACTCCTATTTTATTAACTATTTAACATTAGTTCAAAATTCAGCCAATCTTCCCGTTCAAAGATGATATTCTCATCCGGGTGCTCATGAGTGGCTATCTCTCCGATCAGCTTGTTTTCAATTTCCATTTTCGTAATATCACTATTTTTTTGAGCATCTTCTGGAGCGTGTGGTGTTTGAAGATGCTGCTGCACCTCTTTGAAGCTGTAAGCAATACTGTTTAAAACTGCAATTTGACTGCTTCTTACTGCCGTTAACTCTCCATCCTTACTAATATTTAGAGCCAGTTCATTACCATTTTCCTGATAGTTAAGCGGCGTATCATTTACCCAGAATACAGAGCCGGCAGGTTTTATATTCTGTATTGTTTTTAGTTGTAGTTCTGTTATGCCTGGACACTTTATAACCACCTGTCTTATTGTTTTCTTTGATTTAATCATCATTGCCCCTTTGCCATCTTTTAATCTCAAAACAGGGATATTATTCATATCCGGATTGATGATGGAGAAAGTGCGAGCTACAAAAGAGGAAGTATCAATAATTTCAGCTGACGGCAAATACTGTTTTAAATCTGCTGCTGTAGCACAAAGGCGGGCTTTGGCCAGAGTATCTTCATACAGTTTATTAAAATTCTCAAGATAGCTTTCTACCCCTTTAAACAAAATTTCAAAGAGAGCTCTCATCTTTCTTTTTTGTAAAACTGCCGGAATAAAGGTAAAAAAGAAGGTCTTTTGATTACAGCGAAGAAGCATTTATATAACCTCCCCCGGATTGAAACTTTACTGCTTTTAGGGTGGCAAAAGGGATATTGTAAGCAGGGCTTATAATCTTAAAATCTTTAAGTTCCGGAACTTTTGAGAGTACGAAAGCAGTCAGTCTGCTTAAATAAACAAACTCTCCGTAATTAATGGAGGTGAAATATTTCTCACAAGCTGCGGTGATGGCTGATTCTGTATCTGCTTGCAGTACTGAATCATCGTAAACGGCATAAGTAACAAGAAGGGTCACTTTATGAAGGCGTATGTTGACAGTCCAAACAGGATAACCAAGCAGTTTCTTGTCATTGATGACACTTTGTATTGTATTTATTTCGAGAGCCGTACATGGTGTATTGCCGGCTTTGAAGGGAGAGAGAAATAGACCGGAGGCAGATTCTCTGTGATGTACTTTTGTAACTTCCGCCAGAGTCTCTTTGATAATTTGTTCATAATACTCCACCGTGCCTGCCCTTCTCTTTTTTAGTTCTTCATCAATATTACTCTGAAACAACTTGAAATAGCCGTAAAGTCTATGTAGCCCAAAGGCAAATATTTCGAGCATTAATTTCCAGATCGCATTTGGTTTATCACTATTAAGCTCTGGAAGTAATTCTTTTTTCCTTTGCAGAAGCTCATCATATATATCAACATATTCTTTCATTTTTATCCTATTCTGTATTTATCCTGCATTCCGCCACCTCTCCTTTTTTTACTACGCTGACAGTGGCTTTTTGCTTTAATAGTTTTAGATTTAGGCGAATACGGCGTTTTAAATCAATTATATCGCTTGAAGAAAGATCTCCGAGAATAAGACTCTTGATACCAATACCGAGTGGAGGATAGAACATCCATTCCCCGGGGCTTGTATAAAGAGCTGTTTCAACTGCTTGTTTTTCATAGTTTTCTGCAAAGGTGAAATCACCGTCTTTTATATCAAGATCAAGATTAGAGTCAAGGGCAAGATCATCCATTATTGCACCGTAACCGAAACAAGACAGGAAATAGCTACTGCACTTGGAGCAGAAGCCATACCTGCCCCTACAGTCACCGCCCCTGCCGGGATGACAGCTTCTACCTTGATTTCAATATTATCGACAATAGCTTTTGCCAATTTGGCGGCAAAATCATCCTGCCCTTCAACCTGGTTAAGTGCCGCTTTTATTTTATCGCCTGTAAGAGGCATATTTCTCTCCTTGATGAGCAACTCATCGTTTATACCTACATTTTCGCTTTTACTGTCATACTGCAAGGGATTTTAGCACCGGTTACAAAGCAGGCAGGCATACTCATCTCTGTTACCACTCCGGAACCTCCTTTGCCAAGAGAAATGCCAGCTGAAGCATCTATCACAGCATCAGTGCATTTAATTTCTGCTGTATTAGTCGCTGTAACCGTCAAATTTTCGCAATTCGCCACTATCTCCTTACATTCTACCGAAATGGTGGCAAAGTCGCTTATTTCGGCTTTTTGCCCCCCTTTTAACAAAACGCTGTCATCCTCTCCAATGATGACGGTAAAACCGGAGGCTTTTTTAAAGACGGTTTTATCAACTTCAAGAGTCATAATACAGATCGGCAGTGACCTGTCTCCGTCGGCAAATTCCAAAAGTACGGCAGAGCCTATTTTCGGTATTGTATAAATGCCGAGATCAGAATCATCCGTCAAAGCTTTAAGCCGAACCTCCGGCATCTCTTCTCCGCCATCATCAGGCATAACTGAAATTACAGCTTTTGTTTCATCAACAGCTACACAGACCCCGGTTACATGCAAGTCCGGCAGGGTTACAGCTTTGCGGATAATCTCAATTAAAGTACTCATTAGGCTTCCACAATTTGACTTAAAATTATAAACTCCACATCCACAATCAGCTCTTTATCACCTTGCTTTCCCTTACGATCAATGGAAGTTATGCTACAATCCGGCAATACATCAGTTGTCATCGGTTGATCTTCATTTTTATAGCTGACTGTAATTGGAAAAGGGGGCAGTTTATATAGTCCGCCAAAGGGCAAAGCTATATTTTTTATCTTGTTGTATTCTGTTTTGAGAAGGGACAACTTGCCACTTGCTTTATACTTACCGGAACCATAGGCAATAGGAACATTACCACGCCCGTAAATTGGTTCTTTATCCTTTTCATCCTTGTAGGTTATCTCCTGGATTCCGTCCAGAATAAGCCCGGAGATAGTGGTAGTAATACTTTCCCAGTCATAGGTTTGACCATTAATAGGCATGCTGTAAATCTCCTTTTTGTTTAATATTGATACTATTTATTTAATGCCGGGTTTTTTAATCCAAAGCGAAGCGAGATTGTTCTGGCAGCAATACGGGGAACAATACTGAGATCTACAATAATAGTTTCCGTACCTAGAAAATCCTGATCCAGAGGAATTGTTACGACAGCTTCCGTTATCTCTTTGGCTGCGGGAAGTTACCAATTGCTTACTGTCCAGAGTTTCTATTTGTGTTTCATTAAAAGCAGCATCGCCAACCAGATATGCAGATTCTTCTTCGCTGTAGGCTGTATGGGGAGCTAAACCCAGACTATTAACAATGCTGTTATATCTTACAAATCCGGCACTTCTGCTAACAGGTGATTTAGCTAGAATTCCCATCAAGGCCGCACCTGTTCTGCCAATCCATTTACGACCGGAACCATCGCTATAATACATAAATCCGGCACAAACGGAGACGAAATCGGCACTTAGAGATTTAAAATCTTCCAGAATAGCAGTTATAAACGAATTACTATCTTTTATTACCTCTGCCGGAGCATTGGCATCAGGCACAAATTTAGCCTCAACAACAAAAAAGCTGGGTCGATGCTTATTAAACCAGGCATCAGCCTTGGCCTGCAGGGCAGTGGCAAAAATAGAAGTTACCGGATCTGCCACATATACGCCGCGAATATCATCATTTTCCGTCAGACTATCCACAGCAAGAGTAAGCTTTTCATTTGTATCATTTTCTGCCCTTACCAGCCACAACCTGCCGGCACCGTTTTGAAACGCACATTCAGCAGCTGATACCAGGGCATTGTTTGGCAGATAATCTGCATCTATCTCGATCACCCCAAAAGTATCTTTTACATCTGTGATATTACCAAAAACAAGCGGCTTATTGATTTCCCCTTGCAGGGCTGTACCTACAATGGCAAAGATTCCATCCTGTTTTGGAACGGCAAGCCCCAGCCCACCGTTTATTATTACTGATTTAACATCGGGTAAACCCATGTTCTCTCCTCTGTTTCACTATAACTTTTCTATTTCAGAACCGGAAGATTTACCATCCCAGTAATAAGGACCGCCGTAATCTTTGACAATATCACGATATCTGGAAGCCCATTTTAGCCGTAACCGTTGTAACCAAATCCAGCCCCCTTTGTTGAGTACAAGGCGGATCATATTGTTGTGAAACACTCTGTCGGCTTCCTCTTTATCCTGAATAGTCTCTCCAAATTCATACATAAAATCATGTATATTGCAAGCTTCTGTAATATTACAACCAAAGAGGTTATCCGGAACAAGCCAGCCCATTCCGGCAGAACCACAGCCATTGCAGATCGCCTCTTTAGTTTCTTTACTTAACTCCAAATAAGCCTGTGGTTTATACAATTCAATCATAAGGTCTAATTATCTCTCACAGTTACACAATAGCCGGATTCCATAACTTTTCTACCGTAAATTGTAAAGAGTTGTACAACATCCTGCCCATAACCGGTATCATAAGCACTCTTTGCTTTCATTTGAGCTTGAATAGCTGTAGCAATACCCTCTTTTTGAAAGAATAAAGCTGTATGCTTATCAATTGTTTCTCCTGTCAACTCGCCTGTCGCTGACACCTTTGGCAAAGCCGGGAGCAGATAAACAGAAAAGCCGTAAACAGTGCCGATCAATCCTGTTTTGAGAGGACTCTTATCACCTCCAAAACCAATCTTTTGATAATCAACAAAATCAGCAATACCGCCCAGATCCTTATAACCTTTGGCATCAACTACCAAAATTCTATCTTCCATATCAGCATCGGCATCATTTAAATATTCCTGGGCTCCCAAAACAATCATTTTGGTAAGCTTATTTACGCCTGTGGCAATATCTGAAAACTTCACCTGTGCTTTAGCACCGGTAATGATCTCTTTAGCCACCGAAACATCAATTGCCCTGCCTGTTTTAACACCTGCTTTTTTGGTGTATTTCTGCATCAGAGCACTATTTGCCTGCACCTCGTCCACAACTCCGACTCCAATCGTGATAATAGCTTTTTTATCAAGAAGAATCTTTGAATTTTTAGAATTATCAGTCTTTTTGATCTCGTATTTGTCTGCTGTTTCATCAGCAATACTAAGGCTGTCCAGACTGGGAACCATGATACTGCCACCACCGCTTTTAATACCTGCTTCGTAGCTTCTGTCTGTCAGATCAAACAGGTTTTTCCTTTTCTTTAATTCGCCGAGGGTTTGCCCCGACCAAATATCTGCTATAAATCCTGGCACAATATTCTCCTTTTATTCTAATTTTAACCGTTATAAAATTCAGCCTTCAGTTCTTGATACTTATCAGGATGTTCAGCCTGGAATTTTTCCATTTTATCCGCACTTTTGAGTAAAGTAGCAAACGAAATAGTTTCCCCTGAATCACTGTCAGTTGTATTTCTTGTTTTAGCCAGTGTTTCAACCTGAGCTGCCAGTTTTTCAACTGTCTTTACCACCGTATCATAAGCCTCTTTTTTTACATAACCGTCATGAGATTTATTCTTTTTAGCCTCCCCGGTCTCTTCATCTTCAGTATTATCTTCTTCACCACCTTCATCTTCTTTTTCCTTGGGAGTAAAACCATATTTAGCTTCAAGCATACTGACTATTTCAGCTTCTTTCATGTCGCTTTTTTCCTCTTTTTTAGTTACACTTTTAAAATTTAATTTTTCAATCAAACCGCTTAGCTTATCAAAAGCCGCAGACCAAACAAAATTTCGAGCCTCGTCATCCTCCTTTGTATTTTCTTTTGCCTTGCGAACCTGCTTTGCTCTGCCAAAAATTGAAACACCGGTAAGCTTATTTTCTTTAGCCTTCTGACATAATTCAGAATCGGCAGAAATATCAAAAGCAGCCTCCCAATTTCCGCTGTCTGCTATATGAGATTCGACCACAACCACATTCTTGTTTACAATAAGATTATGATCCTTATCAATCCGATTAAGAGTACCATTTTTCATAAAGGTGTATGCAGCCTTGCGGATCTCTTTGGCAACTGCAATTTCATCGTCACTATCTTTTTCACCGGCGGCCATAACTGTAACATATAAAATCCCAAGTTCTTCATCAAAACTCTTGATTACAGTCTTAATCTCCACTTTGTTATCAGTGCTTTTAAACACAAGAGGCTTACCATTGGCCGGTTGTGCCGGCCATTCCAGAATAGAGATAAGATCAACTTCAATATCTTCTAAATATGTTTCCATACCCACCTCCTTACAGCTTGTAACCCTTTTTCAAGAGACGATTTTCAAATTCCAGAAAGGCCTTGCGTAAACCCTGATCTAAATCGTCCTTGCTGATCCCGGTTCCTTTATCTGCCTTCTCTTCCAATTCAAGAGTTAGTTTGGTGATATCCTCCTCAATTTTATCAAGCTTATTATCCCGTCTTTTCATCTGATAAAAAAGATATGCCCAGACTATAGAAATGATAGCCATTAGAATTTTTAATTCCATACTGATTAGATTCTCCATTTTTATTTTTATGTTTTGTTATAAAAAAAAGATACAACAAAAAAACGGCTTAAAAAAGCCGTTGAATGTGGTGAATGAATTGACTGGATTGAGTAGTTTTGAATGAATTAGGTCTTGACAAAAAAAAGAGATAATTCAAACAAAGCTAGGCATAAACTGATTCGAAAAGGGTTACTACTGTAGTTTTTTTTATATACTCAACGAGGTCAACTCCCGATATTCGGTAGCCGACCCCTTTATTGTGTGTAATATGGCGGGCATAACATCGCCGTCGCATGGTGGCTTCGCTACAGTCAACAATAGCCGCCGCCTCACCAATACTATATTTTTTCTCAGGATCTATTCCGTATTTTTCAATATATTTCTGATTCTTTTCCACATATTTCTGCATGTTTCCAGTCATATTACACCCTTTTTTATATAAAATCATTAAATTCGCATTTTTCGCGGACAATTCCGAATTCAGTTATAAGTGATAAATTGAAGAACCGGGTTTACCGCATATTTCGGCATACTTATTCAGCTTACTAATGTTATCAACAAGCCTGATTTCAGCTTCTTTTAACAGATGAAACTGTTTGTCTGTTTTTTCAATGTCTAAAGCACGGCAGATATGAACGGCAGTAACTTCGTTTAAAGTGTCAGCCAAAGCATTTACAAGTTCATTTCTACTATTTAAACATTTATCATATTCTTCCCGTAATTCTCCGTATCTGCCGAGAGCTTCATAATATTTATTATCTTTTTGCACAGTAACCTCTATTTTTTTAGTGAAACTTCCGGAAACTTCAAATTCCCCCGCTTTAGGTATTTAACAGACTGTAAATGTTTTGTCCATTTACGCTTGTATGAGCCTGTTTTTTTGCTATATCCCCCATAAAGCTTATGTTGTACTTCCAGTAAAAGTTCCCCGGCTGTGTAATCTTTAATACCCCATTCCGGCAAGTCATATAAACCTGTTAATTTATGATCTAAACCTTTTTCAAGAGCTTTATCAATATCTTCCATACCGGCTTCAATAATAAGTCCAACCATCTCCTTGTCTTCATTTACATCTATTTCAAAAGTTGGTGTAAATTCAATTTCCAGAAACGGATCATAATCAAAAACATCATATCTAAATGACTTTCTGTTTTCAGATAATAAATCAAGACAGTCACCACCATAGAGATAGTCTATTTTTAAAATAATATTACTCATAAATTTCAGCTCCTTCGTTATTTTCAAAATGTTTTTTAGCTTTTTTCTTAGCTTCATTAAGGTTTTTAGGATTGCTGTAAGCAGCAAAATAAGAAGTATGCACTACATTATCTCTCATAATAACAATATAACCGTTTTTACCGGTGAGAACAAGATCACCATTCGGTTTTTTTGCTTTAAATTCAGGATCTCTTACAGCACCGACTATTTTCGTATAGCCAATAGGATCAGAAACACCAAGTTTTTTATGGCTATTACCATTTATCTTTTTTTTACAATGAGCTATAGTATCTTCAGTAACCACAAACTCCTTACCTGTATTATCCAAAACAGAATAAACTATTTTACTTTTTTTCTTTTCAGGCGGATCATATTCTCCATGCTGCCCCCGATCAAGATAGTGATAGGTTCTGCCGGCTTTTGCTATATTAACCTTCTTACCGCCACTCACAATCATTGATTTAAGCGTTTCCTGATAAGATTCGATCCGACACTCACACCGGAAGTGAAAGGAGGGTAACAACCCCGGAAGAGGCTTTTTGTTTGGGGCGGTTTCTTCCGTTTGCCAGGGCAGAGCCTTTTTCATACCGGAGATATCACCATTTTCTGAAGCTTTGTAATAGGTCTCTATCCGCTTTTTGGCATCAGCTACAGCATAGACTTGGGCGTGCATCCGGCGACAGATAGGACAAGTTCGCTCTGACATTCGGGAATAGATTTTATAGTGTGTTGTGCCTATTCTTTCAAACTTTTCAATTTCGGCAAAACCTTTGGTTCTGGTGGCATGACCTTTAATAAAACCATCCCAATATCTATCTTCTCCGTATCTGTCCGCAATATCTTTTGGCACTAGATTGCCGAATTTACGATGTAATAATTTAGCTGTCTGATCTCTGGTAAGTTTCAGCTCCCGGGCTTTGATAAGTTCTGCGGTAATATCCTTGGCGGCATTAGAATTAAGAGCATGGTTTTTCATCCAGATATGATTACCTTTTGTCAGCTGTTTAATAGCACGGTAATCGGTCATATTAAGATTAAAAGCTGTAATATTTGCATTTTGAGCAGGTGTAAATGCCGGATTGAGTGTTTTTTGATAGTACAGCTCTGTTTCTGTAAACATCTCAGCTTCAACAGTAGCAGCAAACTCAGTTCCCAGCTTTTCACTTAATATTTTTTCTGCCTGATCAATATCATTCTCTTTTAATTTACTTTTGCCACCTGACAGCTTCTCTATAACTTCATAAGCGGCGAGTTGAGCAGCTGTACCATACGAACCGCTTAAAAATCGTTGCAGTTTGATAACCAGCTTATCATAGGCAGTTGCCTTCAGAAGAATCCGAAGGCAATCATCCACAATAGCCAGGGCTTCTTTATTCTCCCTGTTCATCTTTTCTCCTTTGTTTTATAAAGCGGAAAAATTCAAACTTTTCTTTTCCCAAATACCTGTTTCTTCATCTTTTACACTAAAGACAAAATACTCTTTACTCCCCTCAACAATGATAGAATCAGCAATTAACTCCATAGCTTTCTTCCAATCCTGATCATCAAATTTAATGGTTCGCAGTTTCATAATCATCTTGGTGTCAAGATTTCCTTTCTTATCTGTTTTAAACGCCCGATCAATGACAACTTTGATCTTATCATCACTTTCTTCACTCCATCTCTTTACGCACTCATCAATCATATTTTTAGCGATTTGCAGATTTTCGGTAAAAGCCAATCGATTACTGATATTAATATCAATTTTAATGGTTTGTGAAAAATCATAAAGGGTAGTATTTCCCTTCCAATCCTGATTGAATTTAGTAGCGATCTCATCTAGGTACTCATGAATAAGGGTACTGATGGCCACTTTCTCCTTTTGAATCTTCATACTAAGCTTTTCCACAACTCCAAATACTTTACAAACCAGTTTATCACGGCAGATTGCCTGCTTGTCAATATACTTAACCGGGATGGTATTACCGTCCGGATCCAGCCATTTAGCGTTTTTACCTTTTCCAATTTGTTTAGCCATGCTTACCTCTCTTTTTGTTTTTTTATAGCATTTTCCCATGCTGTTATTTTATCTTTATCTTCAGTCAGGATATAATAGAGCAACCACCCTTCCATATCACTTAAATCACAAAACCTTTTATTTAAGCGGTTTTGGGCTATGGTAAGGATACTGCTGTGATCCTGCCCTTTTTGCCAGCCTACCTTATGAATTAGTTTGTTGACAACATTTGACATCTTTATCTTTTCCGGAGGCTTACACCATTTGCCGCCGCTGTATATCAAATTATCGGAAACATGCTTTGCCAACCACTCATAAAGCTTAATCCCGTCCTGTGGCGTAATAGTTTTGTAATCCCTATTTTGTCGATGACAGATTGTTTTCAGCATCTCATGGTTGATACCGGCTCGTTTGGCCATCCCATGAAGTTTCTTATTTAAATCAGCTGAAATATTCATAATAAAACTCTCCTAATTACTAGCCCAGATCAATTTTCGTGGACTATCTTTGTAACTGATGTGGATCCATTCTCTACCGTTTTTCTTTTCATAAATACACTTATCAAAAGGGATGTTGCTGTTGAGAAGCATTCTGTAGATTTGAAGAGCATTGCCAACGGTAGGCACAATATCCGCCGCTTCCCCCTTTAAATGCTGACTCTCTTTAGCTCCACCCACAATTTTATTTAATTCAGGACAACGATATCCAGAAGTAACAATAATACCGCATCCCATCATTTTGCGGAGTGGTTCTAATACGAAAAGAGACAACTTCACAAGAGCCGGAATATAGATTCTCGGTATGCGGTTATTGATCCCTTTGACACTTGTTTTTTCAAATTCTCTCAATCTAAAATTATTAGTCAGCTTCATATTCCCCTTTCTTTTAGTATTCTTAAAAATTCATCAACAGCCTTGTCACCGCCGATTTTGATCGCTTCCTCAAAAAACGGCTGAGGCTTTTGCCCTTTACTTGATTTTCGTGGTCCAAAGCCGGGAATATTCAAAGCCTGCTTATTTCTGGGTCTTATCTTCCTTTTCTTTGGTCCGAAAAGTCCGGTACCGTTATGGACAAAAGGGGCGTAGTTTACATCTCCGGAAAGTTCCATAGGATCAATACCTATCGTGATATTGTATTTACGACCGGATTTGATAATTTCACTGGTGGTAATAGAACTTTGCAGGTTGCCGGTATCTCCAATAGGCACAGAATCCTTGGCAGCTTGTGCCAGTATTTCCGCAGCTCCTTCCAAAGCTGCGGAAAGGT